AATGGTACCGCATGATCGGCCGGCGCGGTGGCCGGGCCCGGGCCGCAATGCAAGACTTCCGGGACCACCAGGCCAACGCCGGCCGGCGCTCCGCCCAGCTCAACGACATGAGCGCCCTGGGCCGCCGGGGCGCCCGCGAGACCCTGCGCAAATACGGCTACATTTTTCTCTTTAAAAAATGCCGGGCCTGGCGCCTGGCCAACCCCTCCCGGCACGAACGGCAAATCACACGCATTCTCGACGAACTGGGCTACGCCTACGAGCGCGAGGCCCTGGTGCTCGGCGACGACGTCCCCGTCTCGGTCGATTTCTACCTGCCCGATCACAACGACGCCGTCATCGAGGTCTACGGTCGCATCCACTACGACCCCCGCTTCGACCATCCCAACCGCCCCCAAACCCGCCGCGAGCTGGATGCTCACCGCTGCCGGCAGCTCGAACGGGCCGGCTACCGCGTCCTGGTCATCGACTACCGCGAGCTGACCAACATCTTCGACGTGCGTGGCAAAATTATTGATTTCGTTTTAGGCTAGCTGTCCGCCGCGCGGACACAGAAAGGAGTCGCGATATGCAAATCGCTTTAGCTGACATCCGCCCTGGGCGCTTCCAGCCCCGGCAGAATTTCGATGAAGAAAAAATGGTGGGCTTGGCCCAATCCATCCGGGACCAGGGGTTGATCAACGCGATCATCGTCTTCAAAAACGAAGACGGCGAGCATGAACTGATTGCCGGCGAACGCCGCTGGCGTGCCACCATCGCCCTGGCCCTGGCCAACAAGGGCGAACTGGAGATGAGCCTGGACACGGCCGTCAAAATCGTTTGCCGGAGCGAGCCGGCTAAATTGATCCAGGATTACTTTTTTCTCATAGCCCATACCATCAAGGCCGAGCTGGCTGACAACCCCGACGACCTGAGCCACCTGCACCGGGTGAGCATTGTCGATAACATCCAACGCGACGACCTGTCGCCGGTCGAGGTCGGCCAGGCCCTACACGATCTCAAGCAGGAATACGGTTACTCGATCCGCAAACTGGCCGACGTCGTCGGCCAGTCCAAAAGCTGGGTCGAGGATCGCCTAAAAATGACCGACCTGGTCCCCGAAGTGGCCGAGATGGTCGCCGGCGGCAACGGCGCCGGTCCGCAACTCGATATCACCCTGGCCCGCGAGCTGGCCCGCAAAATCCCGGCCGCCTTACAACCGTTCATTGCTGAGCACGTGCGGAGTGAGGTCGCCAGGGGTAAAAATACCAACGAACTAAAGCGACTCATCGGCGATATCGCCCGCTTCGTGGATCCCAACCGTTGGTCTCTATCCAACGATTTCGATCTACCCTATAACCCCGTTGTGTACAACCGCGCCCGCCTGATCCGCACGCTGCTGAACGTGACCCCGCCGGACCAACTGGCCCGGGGGTTACTCGACTTAAAGGGTGACGGTAGTTACTACTCGACAAACTACCTCTCCAAAAAGGTTAGCGGGGTTCTGGGGAGTAGTTATGATGTTTCACATATCACGCAAAAATTGACGGGCGAAAAGGACCCCTGGCAAGATCAGGCCCAGGTCCAGGGCTGGGCCTGCGACCGATGTACCCTGAACCCCCTGGTCGATGTCCTCGACCAGCGGCAGGATTTGCTTGATACCAACGCCCCCTGCCGGAAAATTGCCCGCTTTTCCTCTCCGGAGAACGAGAACATCACTACCTGTCAGCACTTCATCGGACCGGAGGACTCGGAGGACCTGGTTGCTATCGTCGTGCCGTACAATATCCACTCTTGCCTCGATGAGACCAGCGGCAGCACGCTGCTCAAACGCCCGCTCAACGGCGAGGACGCCTGTTACGTCACCTCCTGGCAGGACTACGCCCATGTCTACAACCAGGCCCGCATCCACCGCGAACAGGCCGCCCAGGAAAAAGAGGAACAGCAGCAGGTTCAACACCTGAAGCCGATTGCGCAGTACTGGCAAGCGCAGCTCGACGGCCACCTGGGGGTTTTCCGCAGCCAGCTCTTTATCCACCACTTCCAGGCCCACGCCTGTCACAAGTGCAAGCACTTTCTCCCCTCTCCCGATGGGAGAGGGGCCGGGGGTGAGGGTGAGACCCCCTGCCGCTTCGCCGAGCGCCCCCTCAAAAACCGCTTTGACGATGGCCCCCGCGCCCCGGTTTTCGGCATCCTGGATCACCCGGACGGCTTCAGCGTCCCCCGCTGTGAAAAGTTCCAGGTCCGCAACCTGCCCGACAACATTCAACCGCTCGATGGCATCCGGATCGGCTCAGACAACCGGGCCCTAATCCTGGACTGGTTCAAGTTCCTCAAGAAAACAGCCTCAAACTACTACGGAGATCACAAATTCCTTTGGGGTGTGCTGGCCTGGCTGCCTCAGCAGAATCTGGAGAAACTCTGGGACCAGGTTGGCGACGATGGCATCATGATGGCCATCCTTCAAACCGGCGTCCAGGACATTCAAAGTCTCAAATCCTACAGCGGTCCGGTATCTCTGCTCGATCCCACCACCGGCCAACTGACCACCTGGACCGCCCATCGTTGGCCCCAAGAAAGCGAGGTCTCCGATGACGCATAAACTCATTTCAACCATCGCCGCCGCCCTGGTCAGTCTATTGGCCCTGCTGGCGTTTGTCCTGAGCTATAGCTCGTTACAGCACATGGCCGCCGTGCATGGCGTCGGTCCGTGGCTGTCCTACCTGTGGCCGCTGCTGCTGGACTTTGCAATGATCGTCTTTTCGCTGGCGATTCTGCGAGCGAATCTGAGACAGGAATCGGCCCGCTATCCCTGGACCCTGGCGATTGCCTTTGCTGGCCTGGCCACCGCTGGCAACGTGTTAGACATCGAAGCCATGGCTGCCGCCCTGGGTATTCCACCAATCATCATTGCCGCCGCCGTCAAGGCCCTGGCTCCGGTCGCGCTGGTGTTGGCGTTTGAGCTACTCATGTCGATGCTCAAAGCGGAAATAAAGCGCGCTGATGTGACCGCCAGTATTAACGACCTGGCCGACCAGCGCGACACCCTGACCGGCACAATTGCCGATCTGGAGACCGAAGCCGGCACGCTGGCCGGGAAAGTGGGCGCCCTGCGGGCGGAACTGGGCGCGCTGCGGAAGGAAAAGAAGCAGACCTATACCGGCGCCAGTGACGAAACCAAGGCCGAAGCGGCGGAAATCGTGCGGAACGTTCCGCACATTTCGGGCGCTGAACTGGGCCGGCGGCTCGGTAAGTCGGAACGATTAGGCCGCCGTCTGAAAAAGGAACTGGAGCCAGTCGTCAACCATAATGGAGCCAACCATGCTGACTAATTCAAACGCCACCGCCACCATCGACCAATCGGTTAACCTGCCGGACTACTTCTCATGCCGGCAATGCACAGTTTGGGATTACGGCGGCCGCCTGTGTGACCGGATGCAGCAGGCCGGCCGCTGCCGGGCTGCTGCGCTGGGGCGGGCGCTCGATGCCGGACACATCCAGATTACTTTGCACTTACCTGCGGAGGCCCGCCGATGAATGCAACAATTGTCTACCATCCGGCCTGGCAGCGAACCACCTGGTCGCCGCCCGCCCGGCCCGGTCCCGACTCGGATATCCGCCCGCTGCCGGCGCCGCTCACGTGGCTGGCGCTCGCGCTGGCCGTTGCTATCGCCGGCGTGGCCCTGGGCCAGTTGCTGATCGGGGCTGGCCTGATCGTCGCGCCCCTGGGCTACCTGGTGGGGGCCGTAGCCAGCTCGGCCGGTTTGGGGATCGCTTCAGGAATGCTTGGAAGTGAGGTTTTGGTATGGCTCGTCGATTTACCCTGAGTTTTGTTATCTTGCCCTTTGGCTTGCTGGCGTGCGCCGCCCTGGGCGTCATGTTCTATGTCCCACGTGTTGAGTTGACCAGCGGCTTTCGGTCCATCTTCGGCACGTTCGCGACGACGGCAACCGCTGTTATCATTCTGGCCGGGATTCTGTTCGCCCTGGCCGGGGTCGTGGGCTTTCTGTGGCTCTTGAGTTGGTTCGCAGAGGCCCGCGCCGTGGTCGTCGCCGACCGGCAGCGCCGGCAGGCCCTGGCTGACCGCGAGTCCGCCGAAGCGCTGCGGGCGCATCGTGAGGCTAATTCTGTGATAACGGTCGCACCACCTGGCCACCAGGTCTACCTAACCGAGATCCGGGCCGATACATTGACCCGGCCCTTGCACCTGAGTCCCGGCCCGGTCAACGGCGCGCCGGCCGATATCACGCCCGACGAGGCCGCCCGGTGGCAGTTACATACCCTGGCAAATGCGCCGGGCCGGGGCCGGGTCGAAGGGCCGCCTGTTCACCCAATGATCGAGGCCGGACCGCGCCCGCTTCTGGACATCTTGCGACCGGCGGAGCGTGTGCTAATCATCGGACCCAGCAAGGCCGGCAAGACGACCTTGCTTCACTGGCTTATTGAGGAACGCCGGCAAACCTCGGACGTGATAACGATTGATCCTCACGGCGAGCCGCCCAAGTGGGGCGACGTTTCGAGCGTCGGGGCCGGGCGCGATTACGACCGAATCGAGCAGACCTTGAACACGCTGCTTTTTGAAATGGATCGACGATACACCCGCCGCGGCCGGGGTGATCTGGACTTTAACCCGCTGACGATCATCATCGATGAATGGCGGGCTATTGTGCAAAACATAGGCGCCGCCGGCGCGATGCTGGGCGCGCTGCTAACCGAGGCCCGGAAAGCTCAAATGTATCTGATCGTGGGGAGTCACAGTGACCGGGTTAAGGCGTTGGGCATCGACGGCGAGGGCGACCTGCGGGCTGGGTTTACTGTTTGCCGGCTGAGTTATGACCAGAGCACCGGCCGGCGCCGGGCCGTCATCGATGACACAGAATACCAATTGCCCGGCCCGTACGATCGGCCCAAACGAACGCCGGACCCGGCCTCGATTGCGCTGCCGCCGCCCATGACGACTGAGGAAAAGAGAATCGTCGAATTGATCGTGGCTGGCCTGACAAAGTACCAAATCTGTAGAGAGATTTGGGACGGTCGCCGGGGCCGCAACTATGAAACCATCGCCGCCGTCGCCGCCAAATTCGGCCTGCAGGTGGCGTAACAGAGCGTTCCAGGGACGTTACGGGGTAGTTACGGCACTTCCTCAAGTGGGAAAAACGTAACGCCTGGGAACGCCATTTCGATGCGTCTAAATCTGTCGAAATGGCAAGGTGGCTATATAGTGGCTATATAGAAGGCAAGCATACCTAACTCGCCAGGGTGGAGGATCGAAAATGAGTAACAAATTGCAGCAAGCGTGGGATGAATATAATGAATTTGTTTCTGAAGCTCGTGAGCTTGAAAACCAAATAAATGCCATAGAGGAGCATGGGGTTTCTGACCCTGAATACTTGGCTGACCTGTACTCACGTTATATTGACGTGAACCAGGAAATTGACAATATCTTGACCTGGATATTCCATAACACCCCATGGGCTAACCAGAGTTAAACTTCACAACGTGAACGTGGTCATCTACACCCGCGTCAGCAGCCAGGAGCAGGTCAGCGGCTACTCGCTCGATGCCCAGGAGAACGCCTGCCGGCAGTGGGCCGCCGAGCAGGGCTACGAGATCACCAGGGTCTACGTCGAGCCCGGCCAATCGGCCCGAACCGACCAGCGGCCGGTCTTCCAAAAAATGATCCAGATGGTCAAGCTCGGCATCGCCGACGCGATCTTGATCCACAAATCGGACCGCATCGCGCGCAACCTGCTGGATCTGCTGAGCTATCGCAGTCAACTGGAACAGGCCGGCAAACGCATCCTCTCGGCCACCGAGCCATTCCTGAACGACGACAGCCCTGAGAACCGGATGGTCACCGGCATCATCGGCTCGGTCAACGAATTCTACTCGGCCAACCTGAGCCGCGAGGTCATCAAGGGCCAGTTACAAAAAGCCAAGTCCGGTAGCTTCCCCGGCGGCAAACTGCCCCTGGGCTACCGCCGCAACGATGACAAACAGATCGTCATCGATGATACGTCTGCCGAAGTGGCTCACCATGCCTTTCAGGAGTTTGCCCAGGGCCACCATACCCTAAAAACCTGGACCGCTGCCGCTCGGGAGCGCGGCTATCGCAACCCCAGGGGTAACCCGATCAGCGACCAGAGCTGGCAAAAGATCTTTCGCAACCCATTTTACATCGGTCAATTCCGCTGGGGCGACGATCTCTATGACGGGGACCATCCACCACTCACCACCAAAGAAACATTCGTCGAGGTGCAAGTGCTCCTCGATGAGCACGGCGGCGGGGGCGGCGCAAAAAACCGTCACTTTTGGCTACTGGCCGGGCTGCTCTGGTCGGCCAAATACCACAAAAAAATGACCGGCAGCCTGGCCAAGGGAAAATATCCCTACTACCGCGCCGCCGGGCCTGGCCCGGAGCATACCGTCCGGGCCGAAGATATTGAGAGCCGCGTCGTAGCGCTACTCGACAAAATCACCGGCTACAGCCCACGAGCAAGGGAAAGCTGGCGGCTCGCCATGCAGGTCGCCCCATCCACGGCCGTCATCTGGCCCCTCCTCCCCGCCAACGAGGAACGCAAAGATTTTTTGAATTTAATTTTTCCGGCAGTGGGTATCATTATCGCCCCGGGCGGGGCGGTCAGCAGGTTTGATCTACGTGAAGGGTTTGAGACGGCGTAGGGTTCGAATCCCCTTACCCGCTTCAAGTTCCATGCAAACTTTCGATCGCCGGCATTTGGTCGACAGAGCGCGCCTGGGTCACCGTGTGAGCAGCTCCACCAGCCTGGCCGCATCCTCCTCGGAGGCCCCCAGCTTACGCAGCAGGCCGGCGGCCTCTGCTTCTTTCTCTTCCCTGGTCGGCCCCGGCCCCGGCTCCGGATCGGCCGGTTCAGGCGTATTCCCCTCGTCGAGCCAGGCCAGGTATTTGCGGTAGTCCCGGTTAGTCTCGTCGGGTGGTATCGATGAGACTAACCCGCCGTGGTTCAAGAAAACTCCCCCCCCACTTAACAACTTATACATCTTACAACCTCGCATCCAGATCAAAGTTTGATGCCGTCCCCAGTACAGCCGCGTGAAAACCAGTCAGCCCCGCTCCGCTGTCGTTGGCGTGAAATTTTACGCCGTGCCCCTTGACCGTAATGGCGTCAATCGAGGTGACGGTTCGAGTTGCTCCGTTGCTGTATATATTAACGGCTCCAGCAGCCGTCACCGTTGGCGTGCTGCGCATTGTGACGGGCGTTGGAATGAGCGCGCGGCAAACTGACGTACTAACATTGAAGCCATAAGCCAGCGCGTCAGTTACAGCCGGTGTGACACGCAGGAAAAACTGACCCACCCGCCTCTTCTCCACCTCAAGCAACGGCGCACTAAACTCCGTCGCAACCGCCGACCTCTCAAGCTTGGCTCGCGACAGATCGAAATCATCCCCGCTGTCCCCCTCGTCCGAGTTCCACACAAAAACCGCAATGTTGTTTATGTTGGGGTCATCCAGCAGGACTCCCTCAACCGTCAAAACAACCTCAGACGTGCCGGGGATGTCATCCGATACTCCTAGGTACTCCCAACCGGCAGCCAGTGTCGGGTTATTGGGCGAGGTGGCCCACGCCGATACGACATCGCTCGTCAGGGCGTTGGCCGATCCGCTCCAACCCAGGATCGCTACCCGGAAGTTCGTTGCTACGGCAAAGTTGGCTTGCAGTTCGATTTGAAATGAGAGTGTCTTGCCTTGCAGGACTCCCGTGTCAGACGCCAGCAGGAACTGTAAAAAACCTGCCTGTGTGTTGTCCTGGTCGATGGCGCAGGTTATTGCCGCTAACCCGTCTGTATCAAAACTCTTACTGACATCCGGCGGGTTGCCGTTGTGGATACAGTTCCACAGCCCCGCCACGTAAGTATCATCAGCGATGTCGTTGAACGTGTCTCCCTCCAGCCAGGTGTCGTGAGAGAGAGACTGGTACAGCAGGTTTGGCGGGGCGGGCTGGCTCTGGACAACGGTCTCTATCGCCACCACCGCGTCCTGCAGGTCGTTGATATGGGCCGCCTCTACATCGTCAACGTTGTCCACTTTTGTCGAGTAGGAGTCTATGGCTCCCGGAAATGTAGTTGTCATTTAATCTATCCTCTGTCCGATGCTAATATTGTCGATATCCAGGCCCGCGCCTGGATCGCCACTAATAAGGCCCTTAACAAACCTGATTAGTGAAAGCGTTTCACCGTCGTAATCGCTTAGATCGAGTGCGACCTGCCGGTAGGCGCCCAGTTCGGTTGCCTCAAATGGCACAAAGCCCAAGAATATCGTACCGCTTTCCAGGGTGGCTAGGGTCAGGAAAACAACGTTTTCACTCGCGGCCCAACTCTGAGTATTTTGGTACCGGTACTGGTAGGTGAGATAGTTTTGGTGTCCGAGCAGTAGGCCAGGCGCAATCGTGGCATAATCGTCGTTCGCATCATCCAACTGAGCTATCAGCCGCCCAAGGGAACACTCCCAGTCTCCCGGATCAGGACTAAATGTCCAACCGTCAGGACAGCTATCAAAGTCCCAGGTGACAACCTCGTCTATCTCGACATCAGCCCCGTAGGCAAAATACGGCTCGAGTTTCAGAGTGGTGCGGACCGCCTTTCCTGAAGACCAACTGTGCTCGATCTTGCCGATCCTGAATAGCCTATTGACCCAAATAGCCTCCGCCGTGAGGTGGATCAGGTCGGCGTACAGGTCCAGGTCGAACTGAATATCAGGCCGATCCTCCAGCCGGATGGCCGGATAGGGCGTTGGAGTCCTCAACTCTTCGAGGAGAAACGCTGTCATAAGCTCCGCGTCCGCATTCTCCTGGGTCCAGGGCGAGTCGAGCCTGAACGTCCGTGTGTCGTAGATCGCTATGCTCTCCCCATCCTCTACGCCTATGATGTTGTCGTATTTCGAGTAAAGCGCGTCGCCGCCAATCTCCAGGTTGCGAAGGTAGCCGTCTGTGGCATCTGTATTCTGTACAATGACGGTGGCCCCATCACCACGCTCGCCGATTTGCTCAGTATGAGTCAAGGCGCTTCCGCCGTCCGGTGCATCTGTCAGCGTAACGCTGATATAAAGGTTCAGTGGAACCACCGCGTATGAGCCAAACTTGAACTCGACATCGGTAACCAGCGCAGTCTCAGCCGCTATGGGAATCGCGTCGTCATCATCGCCGCCAGTCTGAAACAGGACTTCAGGAGAGCCGAATATCTCAGCCTTGATCTGGTGAACCCCGATCTCGACTCTATTCCTGAGTGTCTCCCAGGGCTGTGGCACGGTGATGTCCCGCAAAATCTGGCTCTGGTCCAATGTGACGATCTTATCGTAGGTAAACGACCGGGCAAAGAACCGCGCCTGTCCATTCCGGTCATGCAGGAACGTACCGACCTCGGCATTCTCCAACTCTCGAACGGCCTCCATAGCGTCCCTGCGCCAGAACCAGGCCCACTTCAGCCCCTTATAGGTGCTATTGTTATAGTCATCGAGCAGGCTGTACACACGCGGCCACTCATCCGGCCAGCCAGCAGCCTCCAGGATGGTGTCTACCCACCGGCCAGTCGTCCACGTCGAACTCTGCTGACCGGCCTGGTGGTTCCTGAAACCAACCCTGACATTGCGGTCAGACAAAAACTGCTGGCCATCTACAACGTCGATCTTGACCATCCTTCGATTGCCGTCATTGTACGGCTGGATGTCCGCAATCCGGCCATACATCAGGGAGTAGTTCGTACCCGTTTCAGCATCCTTTACGGCCAGCCGGACCGATTTGCCCGGCGTCACGTTGGGGTAAAGGGACGAGTTGGGGTTGAACGGGTTATATCGCCCGTCGTCGTTGTCCAGGATAACGGTAGCCTGCCCGGCCTGGTATCGCTCAAAGCCGTGGCCTCCCGGCCTGACAAAATAGTCGCGGCCTCTGGACAGGTTAAACGAGGTCATTCTCGTGGCCTCGTTCTCCCCGGTGAAGTAGCCGTCCGCATCCCAGTCGACAATGAGCGTCCAGAGCAGCATGGACTCCGCACACGACGCGCCGTACTGCTTCTCACCATACTTGAACGTACCGTACCTCTGGACCCCAACCAGGATGACGTAGAGCATAAACAGCCCGGCGTCGTCGAGAGCCAGCGTGTCATCCGAATTGTTTATGGCTACGACGGTTCGACAGTCAGTCAGAACGCTCATGCAATCGTACCACAGGGAATGTACAGCAACCCGACGCCGGTTATCGAGATCCTGATGAAGTGGGTGACGGTCAACGTCTTGGCCCCGACTCCCTCGATTGGATTTCCGACCCCTACCGTTGCCGAAAACTCAATCATTTCCTCGGACAAGTCCTGCTGAGTGAGCTTCACCACCGGTAATGCCGCCGTGTCCAAAAGCGTAATATCGAGTGCGCCAAAAACATCCTCTTTTGCCAGTCCACTCCCGATGATCTGCCTCACATACTGATCTTCGAGAATGGACAAATCCATCTTGCGGGCCTCGGTGAAGGCGGCCTTGTCTACCACTATAGATGCAGCAGCGTCGAACGACGCCTGGTCGGTTAAGTCTGGAATTCGCTTGAATGACATACCCTAGCCCCCTACCGCTACGCCCGCCCGTCTCAGGCCACCTAGGATGAGCGGAATAAGTTTTTGATCTATCTCGATTTTGTCTGCCGTTGAAATTGTCGGCTGGTACTGAATAACGATCTGAATGCCATCGCCCCCACCTGAACCCCCTCCTGTCCGGGAGCCGCCCGATCCAACAGCGAAGGCCCTCGGCAGCACTCTATCTACCTGGTCACCGGCAGATGCAATTCCCCGCAGCCCAACCTCAAATGGAGTTGGACTCCCCGGAATCAACCAGTCCGGGATCGAGTTGACCGCATTTCTGATTGCGGCAGCCATGCGGTTAAAGGCCGAGATGGCAGAGTTAACCCCATCTCTGGCGCTGTTCATGGCGTGCCTCGCGATAACGCCGAAGTTGTTGGCAATGCCCTTTGCTATGTCCATCGCCTCTCGTACCCTCTCGACCCCCCCCGCTACACCTTGTGCCGTGATGGCCGTTACTTGTAGTGCGATGACCACAGCATCCAGTGTCAGCTTGAACACCTTCAGGATGGCATCGCCCGTAGTAACCTCTTCGGTGTTGACGCCGAATGCCTGAGCTACTCTAGTTACCGCGTCGTTGATGAGTAGTATGGCAGGCCCGACATTGGCTTGTAAATCAGCAGTAAACTGCTTAAAAATAGCTACCGCCTCTGGCATAATCTCCTTGGCGAGTGAAGCCGCATCCTTCAAAAACGGAGTAACCACAGGCAATAGTTCAACCCCCATTGCCGTAGCCGCTTCCGACAGTTCAGCCTTCAGCGCCCGGGTTTGGTTGGCCCAACTCCCCGCCGTTCGCTCCGCATCGCCCTGGGCGTCGGTGGTCCCTTTCATCAAGAGGTTGATGCGGGCCTGGACCTTGGCTTGCTCCAGCTGCGCCCCGGTCAGGGTGTCAGCCCCCATCGCCGCTAGTTCCGTTTTTAAGGTGTTCTCATTGATGATGACGCCAAACGCTAAAGCATTCTCGTGATTACCAATGAGAGTAGCCTGCAACCGCTGAAAAGCCTCCTCCGGGGCCATATTCTTGAACGACCCAAGGTCGACCGCCAACTGAGTCATTTGAACCGATAGGTCAGCGGCGGCAGTCTCGGTAAACCCCATCGGTTTCAGAGTATCGCCAAACTGCGCGGCGAATTCCATTAGCTCGAACTTGTTGCGCCCAACGGCGTTGCCAAAGTTGTCCAACTCTCTGGCAACTCGCCCGCCCGTCTCACTAAACACCACATCGAACATGCCCTGCATCTCTTCAGCGTCAGAGCCAAGAGAGACTAGCCCGGCCCCGGCACCCAACACAGCGCCGCCCAGGAGGCCCAGGCCTCCGGCAGCAAGACCGGCTGCTGCCTTGATCGGAGTCAGCTTGCTGGCAATGTTACCTAAGCCGCTCGCGGCGTTGCCGGCTTGGTCGACGATGATTTTAAGCGTTCGTGTCGTCATCTGATCTCAACATCTTGCATAATGGTTTGATACCGTAGCTCTCTCATCCTGGTCACCCACTTCAGCGGAGCCTCGTCCAACTCCCACGGCAGGACGTGATATTCCTTACATAACAACAAATCCCCCAGCCACTCAGGGGGATCGTAACTTTCTTCGGGCTGCCAGGTCGGATCATCGACTAGCCATTCGGCCTGAGAATCACCTGTTGGCTTGCCAGATTTAATTCGATCCAGCCATAGGGCTAAGCCGACTCGTTCGTTTTTTTTACCTCGGTTTCATCCTCGGCGTCCGGAGGCGTGGTGGCAGCATCGTCGCCCAGGCTGATGCCCTTCAAACCGAACTTGCGGCTGAACAGGTTGAATAGAGCAATAAACTGATCCAAAGAGAGCCGCACTAGGACTTCAGGCGTGAGATCGAGAGGCTCTCCGGTATCTGCATCGACAAAGTTCCAGTCTGTTAAAAGGCTAATTGTAAACTCCATCACGTTGTCGAGTGCGGCATCCTCATCATATTCGTCTTCTTTGCCCTCCTTAGGGACCAGATTGCCGTACATTTTCTTGGCTCGCTTATAGTCGCCATACCTAAGCGTTTTCCAGGTCACTTTGAACGCCCCCGGAGCTACCATTTCGTTTGACATCGCTGCTCTCCCTTACTTCTACAACGCCGCCAGGGCGCTGTTGATGATCAGGTTACCGGTGTTGCCACTCCCGTTCTGCCCTGAGTACTTGAGCTTGATAATGTTATTGCCGTCGCGGTCATCGAGTTCGCTCACATCCTCGATGAAATAGACGCCGTTGATCTGGAACTCGTAAGTCGAGGCGGCTACGCTGTCATTGGCGTAGATCTGCACAACAGACAGGTCCTCGGTCAGCATCTTGTCCATCTCGGCCTCGGTCACGGCGTGCTCAGCCTCGACCGTTACCTCCAGGCTGATTGCCCAGACATCGTTGCCGTAATCGTTCGGCGACAGACTCCCGGCGAACAGCTTTTGGTGGAATAAGTTTTCCAGCTTCCAGGTGAATGAGATGAGTTTGGGGAGAGGTGTAGTACCTAGACCGGCCCAGGCGTCATCAATAGACAAGGTGGTGTCCGCCATCTTGATAGTACGGGGCGCGGCGGTTGGAGATGGAGTTGCCGTATGGGCAGCCGGTTTAGTGGTCGCCCCGCCGACAGCAGGAACCTTGATGACCCACGCCTTGCCCGCCTCCCCGCTGATCTCCAGGCCCGTGGCAAAGACATCCACCCCCCGGACGATGTGGTTAGCGCCGTCGCCGTATTCCAAACTATAAACGGCAATCGTATCAACGGTTGCATCCGGAATGGCAAACGTCCATGTCGTGTCCGGGTCATTGAACACCGTCGCCCCGTCACCCAGGGCCATGCTGACCAGATACGGGGCATGGTCGTAGTACGCTGCCGGTAAGGACAGTTCACCGCCGCTCTTCACAGACCCAATATAATGCCGGGCCGGAGCGTAGCTGCCGATGTTCTCCTCGACCTTGATTTTCTCGGTCATCATCTTGTAGCTGCTCATCGCCCGGAGGGCAACGTCAACGTTCACCCCGGTCCCGAAATCGGCTTGTTTGCCGATGTAGACTACTCTCTTTGCTTTCGAACTCATTGTACTCTCCGTTCGTTTATGGCGTAATAGACACTTTCACCAGCAGACTGTGCTGCTCGACCCGGTAGGGTTCGGTGGCGACCTGGGCGAACAGCGCGTCGCTGGCCTCCTCCAGGTCCAACTCATTCCAGGTCAGGTCGCCGACGTTGGTCCGGACCACGGCCCGGATCGCCTCGTGCATCTCATCCATGGCGTTCTCCGCCTCGGCCTCGTCGATCCGCCGCAGCGCGAACGTTTCCAGCGTAAGCCGGTAGAATGCGTTGTTCATGTGCGCCGACAGCATCTCATGCCGCGAGTTGTCGGTGTAAATACACAGGACCCTGTCTTTGCCTCTCAGGTCGAGCGGTGCGTAGGCCAGCACCTCCTGGAACGCACTGCTCTCTGCCATCAGCGTAGCTAACCGTTCCCTGACCTGCCGTCGTGTGGCTGCCATCAGAATGGCTCCACAACGTCATCAGCGTAGGCGTCCATATCAAACGACTTGATCGCCTTTGTCGCGTAAGCGTACTTTCCGCCCATCTCCTCGACCCAGCCTGCATACGGCGCTGACGCCCCGGCTACGTTGCCCTTGTGGTAGATCGTCGACTTCAGGAAGCCAGTCCGGACGCGGACATGCTTTCGCATCAACGCATCGAGCGGCCTGGTTGCCAACTCCGGCTCCTGGATCAGCTTCCGCATCGTTTCCATGTCGACGCCCAGCTTCTCTGCCCCGATGACCCTAACCGACATAGGGTACCTCCAGACACAGCAGGCCGATCTCCCGCCGCTTATTATCCAACTCATCCACCTTTTGGATATCGAAGGCCCGGCCCCCCCAAATCACGCGCATCTGATCGGTGACGTCAGACCGGTAGCGAATGCGAAAACGGACCAGCGTCTGGGCCTGGAGCAGTTGGTCCGACTGCTCGAACCGCTCCTGGTCCGACATCTGCTCCTTGGCCGCCCAGGCCGGCGCGAACAGGACCCACTCGGCTCCGGACCGCGACTCGATTCGGATGCGATGCCGCAACTGGCCGGCTCTCATGCGTCTATTACCCGGTCCAGCCAGATCAGGCTCTCCACCCCTAGCGGGATATCCTTGATGATGGTTCCCGTGATGGTATCCTCCCGGTTTTCGTACCAATGCCCCAGCAGCAGGTAAATCGCCTGCTTGATCCACTGCGGCAGCTCCCCGGCCTCGTCGCCGTAGCCGGCCACGTAGGTAATCCGGATCGGGTTGGCCGGGTACAGTTCGACCGCCGGCCAGACCTGGTTGGCGGCCAGCACGATCCGCCCGGGCTCGCTGTCGGTATCGACGAT